AAATGAAACACCTACAATTCAAATCGTTGTGGACTATGTGGAAGCCGATGATATTATCGCTTATGCTGTTGGACACGATAAATATAGAGAATGGGATAAATATATTATCTCAAGCGACAGAGACTTTTTCCAGTTGCTCGGAGACGGAGTGTACTTGTACAGACCAATCCAAAAAAAGTTGGTGGATAAGTCTAGTCTTATGGATGAACACGGTATTCATCCCAATAATTTTGCCCTTGCTAGAGCCATTGCAGGAGATAAGTCAGATAACTTACCAGGCATACCTAGGGCTGGGCTTAAAACAATTAAAAATCGTTTTCCTTTTATGGGCAACGAAGAAGTTCAAACTGTTGAATCGCTTGCAGAACATTGTAGAAACGTGGACAAACCGGTTAAACTTCACACAAACATACTTGCTGGGTTGGATCTTATAGAGAACAACTATGATATTATGCAGCTATATAAACCAGTAATATCAAACGTGTCAAAACAACAAGTAGAGTTTGCAATAAAACACTTTGAACCTGAGTGGAATAAAATTCAATTTCAAAAGTTTTTAATGTCTGACGGTCAGATTACAATAAATTTTGATAAACTATTTGCAAACTTTAATAAAATTATTTCTTGACATTTACAAATTTTAGGTTATACTTATTAAACATTCGGAGGCTAATATGAATAAGGATAAAGATACTTTTGTCGGTTATGGCAAGAAGTTTCAAGAAAGCGTTGCAATATTAATGATGGAAGATAGACCATTTTGTGACCAAATAGAAGAGATACTGGAAATTGATTTTTTTGATAGCTCTTATCTTAGAGGTTTTGTTGAGATGGTGTTACAATATCGAAAAGATTACAACCAACACCCACATCTTGTAACAATTGAAACAGAGATAAAAAAAGGCACTAGATTTGATGGTGCTACAAACAAGTTATTAATAAACTTTGTTAATAGAATAAAAACTGAAGATGTAGTTGACAGACAATATGTTAAAGATCAAGCTGTAGACTTTTGTAAAAAACAATGTTTAAAGAAAGCCATACTTGAGTCTGCTACTTTAGTTAAAAAAGGTCAATATGATTCAATAACAAAAATTATTAATGAAGCCCTTTCAAAAGGAAACGATCAAAACTTTGGTCATGACTGGTTTATGGATTTAGACCAACGATATGTGAAGAAGTCTAGAAAACCTATTACAACAGGCTGGCAGCGTATTGACGAAATAACAAAAGGTGGTGTTGGTGCAAAAGAACTAGCCGTTGTTATCGCTCCAACCGGTGCGGGTAAATCTATGGTTTTGGTTCATCTTGGAGCCCAAGCTCTTAAACTCGGCAAGAAAGTTGTACACTATACCTTAGAACTCGCAGATACTGTTGTTGGTATTAGATATGATTCGTGTCTTGCTAAGGTAGATCTCCGTGATATTATGGATTCTAAAGAAATTGTTAAAGAAAGAATTCAAGATGTTTCAGGTAAACTAATTATCAAAGAATATCCAACCAAGTCTGCTTCAACTAAATCTTTGAAGAATCACTTGGAGAAGTTAAGAAAGCAAAATATCATGCCTGATGTTGTGATTGTTGATTATGCTGACTTGCTTCGACCTGTGTCTCACGGAGCAGAAAAAAGACATGACTTGGAAGGTATCTATGAAGAACTTAGAGGTATGGCTACGGAATTCAACTGTGCCTTTATTACAGCGTCTCAAACAAACCGTGGAGGTCTTAATGCTGAAGTTATCACAATGGAGTCCATATCAGAAGCTTTTAACAAATGCTTTGTTGCTGACTTTATTTTTTCATTATCGAGAACTCCGCAAGATAAGCAAGCTAATTCGGGGCGTATATTTATTGCTAAAAACAGAAACGGACCAGATGGATTGGTGTTCCCTGCTGCTGTTGATTGGGCAACTGTTTCAATAGATGTATTAGAAAGAAGAGGTGATGAAGAGCCTCCACAACTGACTGCGAAAGATCAATTGTCAAATCTTCAAAAGTATTATACAAAACTATCAGGATCAAAATAAAGGAGTACAAGATGGCTATAGAAAACGAAATACTATCGGACATAACTGTCCATATGAAATACGCTCGTTACATTCCCGACGAGCAGCGAAGAGAAAATTGGGAAGAATTGGTTACAAGAAATAAAAATATGCACTTAAAAAAGTTTCCTCACTTAGAGCAAACAATTGAGTGGGCTTATGGATATGTTTACAATAAAAAGGTTTTACCATCCATGAGAAGTATGCAGTTTGGTGGTAAGCCCATTGATGTATCTCCTAATAGAATATTTAATTGTGCTTATGCGCCAATTGATCATATGAAAGTATTTGGTGAAATCATGTTCCTCCTTCTTGGTGGAACTGGGGTTGGATATTCTGTACAAAACCATCACGTTGAAAAACTTCCTGCAATACACAAACCATCAGGAAAAAGAACAAGACGCTATCTTATTGGTGATTCTATAGAGGGTTGGTCTGATTCTGTAAATGCTTTAATGAAAGCTTATTTTACAGGTGGATCAAAACTACGATTTGATTTTTCAGATATACGCCCCAAGGGCGCAAGACTAGTTACTAGTGGAGGCAAAGCTCCTGGTCCACAACCATTAAAGGAGTGTCTAATCAAGATACAAGGAATTTTAGATGAAAAAGAAAACGGTGATCAACTCACCACACTTGAAGTCCATGACATTATCTGTCACATCGCAGACGCTGTATTGGCCGGTGGTATTCGTAGGGCTGCTCTCATTAGCTTATTTAGTACTACTGATCATCATATGCTCAGCGCTAAATCAGGAAACTGGTGGGAAACAAATCCTCAACGTGGAAGAGCAAACAACTCAGTAGTTATAATGAGACACAGGATTGACAAAGAAACATTTCTTAACCTGTGGGATCGTGTAAAGGCTAGTGGAGCTGGAGAACCTGGGTTCTATTTTACAAACGACAAAGACTATGGTTGCAATCCTTGTTGTGAGATTTCTCTTAGACCATTTCAGTTCTGTAACTTGACTGAGATCAACGTTTCAGACATTGAAACACAAGAAGACTTAAATGACAGAGCTAAAGCTGCTTCGGTTATAGGAACTCTTCAAGCAGCCTACACAGATTTCCACTATCTTCGTCCTATATGGAAGAGAAATACAGAAAAAGATTATCTTATTGGTGTGTCCATGACAGGCATAGCTTCAGGCAAAGTGTTAGAACTAGATATGAAATTAGCTGCCAATAATGTCAAAATGGCTAATTCTGAAATTGCTTTGAGAATTGGAATTGGACCAGCTTCACGTTGCACAACAGTTAAACCAGCAGGAACAACTTCATTAACACTTGGGACATCAAGTGGTATTCATGCGTGGCATAACGACTATTATCTACGCAGAATCCGCGTAGGAAAGAATGAATCAATTTATCACTATCTTCAAATAAATCATCCAGAATTGGTCGAGGATGAGTTTTTCAGACCTCATGATACTGCTGTGATCTCTGTACCACAGAAAGCACCTGAAGGGTCAATTACTCGTCATGAATCAGCATTGGATCTCTTGGAGAGAGTAAAGAAAGTCCATCTTGAATGGGTAAAGACAGGACATAGAAAAGGACAAAACACTAACAATGTGTCTGCTACTATTACTATCAAACCTGACGAGTGGCAAGAGGTTGGAGAATGGATGTGGGAGAATAAGAGAAACTATAATGGTTTGTCTGTACTTCCTTATTCAGATCACTCTTACAAGCAAGCTCCTTTTGAGGACTGCACTAAAGAAGAATATGAAGCTTTATTGCCTTCTTTGAAAGTAGTTAACTTGGACAAAGTTATCGAAATCGATGACAACACAAACCTTACAGGCGAACTGGCGTGTGCCGGCGGTGCTTGTGAAATTAACTAAATGGAGAAAACATGAAACAAAAACTAGAACAACTAATCGAAGGGCTTCAAGCCATTCTTGAGGACGTAGAAAAAGTGGATGAAAAGTCCTATGGTTACAAAGCAGCTGCTGTCCGTGCCAGAAAGACTCTTCATGAAGCAAGAGGTCAGTTCCAAGAACTTCGTAAGGAAATTCAAGCTAAAAAAAATGAAGAATAACTTGACAATTGTTTAATTGTGTGTTATAATATAATTACGCTGTCCGACTTGTATAGGTGTTGGATAGAACTTGTGGCAACTCTTCTTTGCGTGACAAGTTTTATTTTATTGGAGGTTAAATGTTTACACATGTTTATAACAGACACGTTCTTGTCGAACTTGTCGATGAAGAAGAAGAAAAGCAAGAGTCTCTTATTGCTTTGCCACAAGATTATAAAAAACGAGAGTCCCCATATTTGGTTGTCAAGGTTCTTGATAAAGCAGAGGACTGTAACACCTTTGTAGAAGTCTGTGATAAAGTTGTTATCGAACGTAGGATGTTAGTTGAAATAGAAATTAAAGGTAAAAAGAACTATTTAGTTTTAGAAAATTACATCTACGGGAGAATAGAAGATGAAGCTTACTAAACAATTATTAAAAGAAATGATTCTTAAAGAAATGAAGGGTCTTTCGTCTGCTCAAATAGAGCAAGAAGTCAAAAAACATATAATGCAAATACAAGATCCGGACGGAGTTAAGAACATTGCTTTCATTACAGCTCATGAACCACCTGGTGGCGGTAAAAACTTTCAATGGGATAACGATGAGATGCAATTTCATTTGAAATCGATGTTAAAAAGAAGAGGATACACAGAATTCTATCCAATAATTGGAAACTACGGTGGTCAACTTGAAGGTTCGCTTATGGTAGTCGAAAGAAACCAAGACCAATCTGAATTTCTTGACCAAATGGTTTCTATGGGAAAACAATTTAACCAAGATGCTGTAATAGTTGGTACAAAACAACAATCAATGCAAATGGCAACAGACGCTGAGGGTAAACTCTTACCAGGACCAGCTTATCATATGGATTTTGAAATGATAAACCTACACCCAACAAAAACAGGTAGTCCAAATATGAATTTTAGACAACAAAGCATTTATGACGAAAGAGATCAAGTTCAATACGGACAAGCTGTTCAAAATAGAACAACTGACTTTTCTCAAGCAGGGAATTTTAAGTTTGTTATCCCTTTCTTTTCATCAGCTCCAGCAGATCAAAATAAATTTAGAGCAAATGTTAGAAACGTCGGAGAATAAATGCCATATAATAAAACAATACCCTTATACAATGATAATATCGGGTCTGTCTCTTATGTGGAGCATATGGGGAGCGATCTTACTGTGGTTAATTCAGCAAGAGTCTCCTTTGGTGTGGAGAAAACTGATCTGGACGATAGAGACAGAAAACTTATTAATTACCTTATTAAACACAGACATACATCAACTCTCGAGCACAATGTTGTTACTTTCAAGTTTGTCGTGCCTTTATTTATTCGTTCACAACACCATCGCCATAGGACTTGGTCTTATAATGAAATCAGTAGAAGGTATACAGACAAGGATTTACAATTCTATTTACCAAAAAGTTTTAGGACACAACACAAATCTAACAGACAAGCATCAAATCCAGACGACCTACAAGATCCATTAGCCTACAAAGACTTTTCTATGGTCACCTGTTCAGAAATTTTATACAACAGAACACAAGATTGTCTTCATGCATACGAAGTTATGTTGGAAGCTGGTGTATGTAGAGAGCAAGCAAGAATGATTCTTCCACAGAATCTTTATACTGAATATTACGGTACAGTAAACTTGAATAATCTTTTAAAATTTATAAGTCTTAGAACACATGACGGTGCACAATGGGAAATTCAAAAGGTAGCAGAAGCTTGTTTAGAAATCGCAAGTGATTTATGGCCCACAACGGTTAAGGCATACAGAACTTTAATAAACTAGTTACTACATGAAGACCGAAAAGCCAACAACAATTCCTTTATATTCCATTGGCGATCTTGTTATGATTAGAGGTTTTGGTTTGTTACTTTTGAATTCGGAACAACCAATAGGAATAGTAACTAGAGGACCATACTCATACAGAGCAGTGGAATCATACCACGACTTAGTTTATTTCGAATGGTGGTGTTATGATATTTTAGTAGGTTCTGAACTAGTTAGAATGTTACCAGAGAACTTTTTATTAGAGGTTAAAAAAGATGAATAGAATAATGCAAAATTGGAAAAGTTTTTTATTCTTAGAATCCAAAAAAGATCAAATTGATATTGAAAATATTAGAATTCACATAGCAAATGAAATTGATATGACATTGATGAGACCTACGGTAAACATTGGTGATCCTAATGACATGATGATTGATTATGATGAAGAAGGAAATAGATTTGAAAGACCATTCGGTAAAGAAGATTCTACTTTTTTATTGTATTTGTACAGAGGTTTTGATGAAGAAGGTAATTTATCTAATGAAGAAAACATTCAAGATGTAAATTCTGAACTAAACAATAGAGCTGATAACTTTATCTACCAACTTGATAAAGAAGACATGGCTGTTTTTATTGCAGACTTTGATAAGATTTTAGATTTTGTTTCTGGTAACAAAAAAGACATAGAAGAAGAGTCTTATCAAACTATGTATATGGCAAAAAAAGCACCTGGAAAATTCACAACTGATTCTTTTGCTAGAAGAAACAGAGCAATATATAAAGACACTTATACTTACGGTGGTGGTGTTGACTTTATGTTTAAAAAAACAAAAGAATTAAAAAACATTAATCCACAACACTTGTTTCTGTTTAAACTAGAGAACTTGCTAGGAAGGGTCAAAAATAAAATATTAAATGGTGAAACTGAAATAACAAAAAACGATAGAGATGTCCAAGATATTGTGGAATTATCAAAAACTGTACCAACTTTGTCTTTTAAAGATTGGCATGCCAATTATAGAGAGGGTGTAGACACCAAACAAATTCAAACTGAGATAGATCAGATAAAACCAGTTTATCAACAAAACTCTGTTATTAATTACTTTACCTTCAAGGAGAATGAACTATTAAGACTTTTGTATAACACACACAAGCAAGGAAAAAACTCTCCTATATATAATGATCAAAAATTAATGAATCAGTTTTTTGATACTGTCCAGATTCACATGTCTAGTTTGTTAAACGATCAAGAGAAACAACTAGAAAATAAAAATTACCCGACTTTGTTAATGAGAATGTCTATGATGTTTAACAAAGGTATGATTCCAAGAAACTTCTTTGATGATGATAACTACAATCTTTTTATGAAACTAAAAGATTATATATCAGATTATAATGAATTAGATGAATATAGTTTTATATTTCCCTTAGACCCAGAAAAAGTACCAAAAGAAATAAGAAATCAAACCACTGAAAAAGATGTAAAAGACAAAAATGCCATCAAAAAAATGAAAAAAGCTGCAACCGATATAGTAGAGAAAATAAAAGACAATGAAAAAGTAAGTGCTGATGAAATAAATAAATTGTTTGATATGTTAGAAGAATTGTTACCAAGATTAAAAGACAAGGTTAGTGCTGTTTTTAAAGAATTAGAAACTTCTCCTCAAAAAATAGCTGAATATTTTGCAGCGTCTACAAGCAAGGAAGGACAATCAACTGGAGAAAAGATAGAGAAAAGTTTATTAGAATTAGAAGAATTGGTTTATAATAATAAAGATGTACCTAAAGATAAGTTTGCAAATTTTATAAAATTAATAAGTGATGCTCCTAGTGATAAAGAAGTCAAGCCATTTGAAATTAGAATAAACAAATTATTTGATCACTTGGAGGGCAAATGAGTGATTTTCATTTTGATGAATTAGTTCTTGGCGGTTCACTAACAGCCCTTTTGTATGCTTACAAAAAAAATCTTCCAATTTTAATTGATGTAGCTCATGTTCCTTTTGTTTTGGAAGAAGTACCACAGCATTGGGATTTATCTTTTATAGGTTTTAACAAATCTGGTCAACACAAGAAATCACAAGTGTGGGACAGACTTTCTTTTCTTTTAGCCATGTCAGGTCTGGTTCTTTTTCCAAACAATATACAATCATTTCGTCTAGAGGAAGATCACATTAATATAATTGGCTTAGACAACAAAAAAATGATTGTAAAGTATAACAAATTAGTTGAGTTTGACAGAGACTCAAAAGATTACTTTATGGTTTATGATTGGTTCGCTGTGCATTCAGGCTCTAGGCACGATTGGGAAGTAATACCCAACCCTGATGATGAATTGTGTCACTTGTTACTGTTTCATAGATCAACAAGACCTAGAACACGATCTGATGTGATGGATGTTTGTGCTGTTTCAAAAATTCAAAAAGGCTTTTTAAATAATATAGAATGGTCCCCCACATATACTAGAATCAAAACTCTTCAAATGATGAAAGAAGTGGGTATAAAAGGACGTGCGAATGGTTATAATAGAAAAGGAAAAACTCTTCACTATGCTATATCAATAGAGCATATGTACAGAGAAGTCTTTGAGGAACAAAACAACCAACTGACAATCGAAGAAATTTTATCTTGGGAAAATAAGAAAGGAACAAACCTATGGAATTTGACACAAAAAATGTTAATGGCTCATCTTACCACCTCGCGGGAATAGTTCCTTGTGGAGGTCAACCTCTAGACTATGGTATGGAGTGGCCCGACTTTATGATGCCAATAGCTCCTAACTATACAATGATTGAAGCTGCTATTATGGAGTGTGCTTGGGCTGGTTGTGAGACTATATGGGTTTGTCTGTATGAAGATACCGCACCATTAGTAAGGCATCGCATCGGAGACTTTGTTCAAGACCCCGTGTGGGCTTGGAGAGGAATGGACCCTCAGCCAACCGCAAATCAAAAAAGAATTCCAATATTCTATGTTCCAGTTCACCCAAAGAATAGATTCAGAAGAGATTGCTTGGCATGGTCGGTTATCGAAGGAGCTCTTTCAGCTTTTAAAACTTCAGCCACAGTTTCAAAGTGGATTTATCCAAACAAGTATTGGGTATCTTTTCCATATGGTTATTTTAATCCCGAGTTATTGAGAGAGCACCGCCAAAAAATTTCCTCGCCCAAAAATTTCTATATAACGCACAAAGGACAAACAACAGAACAAGGACTGCATACTAGTTTTTCATTTGGAAAGGATGAATTCATAAAATTTCGTAGACAAATACGAAAGGGAACAGGAAAGTTCACAAATGAACTAGATGACGATGGTATACCAAGAACAAAACTACCTATCGAAGAAAGATACTCCGCTCGTTGGTTTGGTTTAGAGGATGTTTTTAAAGACTTGGATAACAGTAAGGAAAATTCTTTAGAAGTTAGTGAATTTTACGATTTATCATCTTGGGATAAATATAGAAACTATTTATCATCTGATTTGGCTGAAAAAATAACCAGACCACCGGAGTGGTTAATGAAATTTTCAGAATTTGGATCAATTTCTCTTGACAGAAAGGATTAAATGTGTTACAATGAATACAGAAGTAAAAAGAAAAAGGTATAAAAAACATATTATGGAAATAGAATTTTTAAGAGCTGAGTTATCTTATCAAGAAGAAGTGTTAGTAATTGCACATCAAAATTTTGAGACTTGGTATAGGCAGTATTGTGTGGACAATAATATTAATTTAGATGAATTGAATGAAAAGCACAAAAGTAGGATTTCAAAAATATTACCGCAGCCAATTTTTTCAGATTTGAAACATGATGAGAAAGGTGTTTTAGTTTTAAACGAAAAAGCTAATAAAGAAGAAAAATTAAAGTTTACCAAAATTTATAAACAAATAGCTAGAGCTACACACCCAGATAAGCACGAAAACACTACTTTAGATTTTAAAGCAGCTTCCGCTGCTTACGAGATGGGTGATTGGTCTATGTTAATTCAAATAGCAGAAAAATACAATATTTTTCCTGATGATTTAGATGAAATAATACCTACAATGCTTCAAGAGGCAGAAAAAATAAACAATATTATTGCAAAAAACAAAACTATGTACTCTTGGAAATTTCATGAATGTGAAACAGATCAATGCAAGGAAGAACTTGTAAAACAATTTTTAAAACAATTATTTAATTTGGAGTTATAATGTTATTATCATTACTATTATGGGCATGCGATTCGGACGTGTCAATTATAAAAAGAATAGAAGAAGAAGAAACAGGACAAGTCCTTGGTGTAGGTGAGCCTGCCGAACCGGCTGCCATTGTTGGACAACCTTCTTCTGAAGTTGGGTCACAACCCTCAAGCGAGGTTGGTTCTGAACCAGCATATGAGCAACAAAGATCTGGTGTTACTGGATTATCTACGATGTATCTTAGACAGATTGCGTGTCCTGCTTGTATGGGAGAGACACAAGAACTGACTGTAGAATATGAGTTACAAGTACACCAACCTGTATCTGATTCATGGAACTCTTGGATGCTGCCTGATGGAGCATGTACAGAGTATCTATATCAGACATCACTATCAACCATCCCTATACAAGTTGGACAAAGTGTTCAAGTCACAAACCAAAATCATCAGTTTGATGCTTATCAAAGCGGAGCTGGTATTTATACATCACAAAATATATGGGAATCACATTTACAGAGAAATGCAGTATATAATGTGCAAACATCTCAGGGTTCGTTCAGTTTTACAACCGTGGAAGGGTTTGATTATATTGAACCATACACTATGTTGTGGGTTGATCCATCATATGCTTTTGAAGCTGCTGTTCGCAGATCAGGTTTTACAATTACTTGGGCACCTGTTCGACAAACAAGTCGAATGATGGTAACTCTTGGAATATATTCGCCTGATGGTGCTTATTTGCAAGGACAAGTATCTTGTTTTGGTGCGGATAGTGGTGCTATGTTTATCCCAGCACAATACCTTAATTATCCAACTTGGTCGTTAGTGGCAATACACATTGAACGTTTTGAAACTGGTGTTGTAGAAACCAGTATAAACAACTCTTATATGGAGACTTTACAAATTTGGGAAGTGGTGGGCACTGGGCACATCGAGTAACTATTTATTATCCAGACTAGGGAGGAATTATGTCATGGAAAAAACAAAAATTGCAGATTATGCGTGGAAAGGTTTTACTGTACTATTATCTATCATCATTGTGCCTTGTTTTGTATGGATCTGGGACTCAGAAATGAGACTTGGAGCTTTAGAATACAAGATGGATGATGCCAACAAATCATTAGAGAAAATTGTTGCTCATATGGATAGTCAAAACGGATCAGCTTCGGTTGATCGTCAAGTTCAATTTAAACTAATGGAAGATAGGCTAAAACAACTTGAAAAAAATCAAGAAAGATTGGAGAAAGAAGTTCTCCATTATGCAAAAAAATTCGTTGAAAAAGGAGATAGAAGATGAAAAATTGTGAATGTTGCGGGTGTAAGCCTGAAGCTTGTAAATGTGAATGTTGTGACCATTCATAAGTGTCCGTTTTGTAACTGCGATCCTTGTGATTGCGATTGGGGTTTAGATGAATTGTTTAAAAAAGGGAACCTTGTTGCTAGTGAATCCTTGGTTGAAGGATCACTTAGCGGTAGTTATTACCCCACCATCGAGGATCTCAGACTACCAGCTTTTGACAGTATATATAATACGTTGGGGACAGGTGGAACAAGTTCATATAAGCAACGTTATAAGGGTACTATCGTAGATCTTTCAATTTATAAAGTTGGAGATCTTGTTAACTGGTACCCTTTATATGGTTTTTGTGATTTTAATAAAGTATGGCTAATAAAAGAGGTTTTTTCAAGCAACCCTTTAGATTGTTCATATTATGATTATGAAATTACTGATGGTCTTCAATGCCATCATGTAACTTTTAGTGAATTAAAAAAATTGGAGGATAAGTGAATAAATATAAAAATGATTGGGTGTGGAACCAAAAAATGTGTCATCATCTTGACAGTAGTTATCAACTGGAATGTATAAGTCTTTATAGAAACTGTTACGACTACTCACCAGAACATTTTTATGATGACATAATGGCGTTTGTAACTAAAGCATTTATTGATAGAAACAGACAACTAGGTATGGACAACAGGAGAGGTATCGTTCAAGTCAAAATGAAATTCGGTTTTCTAACTATTTACTATGATGGGGGAAAAGACCCTTATCTTGATGAGATAATCAATACTGCTACTAAAATGGCTCAACAAGTCAAAAAGAAAATTGACGAGCAATATGGTAGAGGAGGGTGGAGACATCGAACAATACTTTCAACAGGTAAAAATTGATAAACTTCCAGAAGGTAGGAAACCAAAGTTTTGCATTGGCGATTTGGTAGAAATTTCTTTTAGGTCTGATGACGGACCGGCATCCTATAAACTTCGAGGGGATTATGGTTTAGTTTGTGAAGTGTTGTTCTATTGTTGTACTGATTTTGACAAAAAAAGCAAACATTCTGATCCTCACTATATAATTGAGTATAAACTACTAATATCAAAAGATAGAAGACAATATAGATATATCTCAGAAGAAAACTTAAAGAAGGTGAACGAATGATTTATTTTTTAATGTCTATTGCATTTGGCACTACAGTTTATGCTCCAATGGAAACACAACTGGAGACAACTGTGGTTCATTATTTTATTGATAAAGACTTTCACGCAAGAAAGAAAGATATGCTTGTTATTAACTGGGCTGACTGTGAAAACATGGGACACCGAGAGTGTGCTATGATGAAAGAGTTTTGGTATTTAGATACTGTTGTGTTTGAAGGCGAGGAATCATACCAAATAAATATTTTTCTTTATGACGAGAAATCAAGAATTGTATCTCAATCTATTATACACAAAAGATATAAGATCGAAAAAATTCCCCAAAAAACCACAGTTAAAGGAACCAAGGTTGAGCGAGGCACAATCGCACCATTCAAGACGGAGATTGAAAAACCACCAATTTTAATAAAAAAGAAACCAGAAATAACAGCAAGAGAGATAGAACAAGCTGTTATCAAACTACTTATTAACATTAAGGAGTATGAAAAATGAAGCTTACAAAACAAAAATTAGAACAACTAATAACAGAAGAGTACAAAAGCATGAGTCGAAGGGTTTTTGACAAACGAAGACAAGCACAACAAGGGCCTGGGATTGCAAGAACTGTAGGTAATTTTGACCAGCCAAGGAATTATCCTGAATATGCCGATAAACTTACACGTCTAGCAAAGGATGACTATGCACAAGCTCAGGAATTGGCTACTGCTTTAGGTGAACCTCTTGATATTGAGATTGACACAAGCGATCCAGAAATATTTAAAATCCCAGAAGTCCCAAAAGGTTATCATGGTGTAGATGGTCCTTATTTCACACATGCTCGATATGTGATGTGGGCTAATGCAAACGGATACCCTGAACTTACATTTACCGACGAAATTGTTCCCGAAGCTGTAAGAGCGTTTGCTAATGCTGAAGGAATGGATTACGAAAAAACACTATCAGCTGTAAAACTCAATTTGTCTAATAATAAAAAAGCTCAAATGAAAAAAGCCATAGGTAAATTTGACCCAGACAAGCAAGTGGCTGATGTGTTTGGGCTTGATCAAGATCCATTTGGCTACGATCCTTTCGAGGAAGATTAAAATGAAGCTTACAAAACAAAAACTAGAACAACTTATAACAGAAGAATATGTAAGAAGGATTGCTGATGAAGGCAAACCAACCAACTATCCTGAATATGCAGATAAACTTACTGCTTTGGCTAAAACCGATCCAGCTCAAGCAAGAGAGTTGGCTGATGCTTTAGACGAACCTTTAGACATAGAATTTAGTGGCAACACAAATTTAAGATTTGGACACCAAGATATGGTTGGAGTCTTTTCTCCTGAAGAGATGAAACATGGCTCTTGGTTTGATTACGTCATGACAGGCTATGCCGATGATTTTGAGTCTCCAATAGATCCAAATCAGTTTGAGAAATATGTAAGAGATACTGGAATACAAGAAGATGAAGTGGAAGAGGTTCATAAAAAATTAGACTCACAACGTCGCAAAATTATTCAAAAAACGTATATAAACCCACGAAGAACCGAACATGATCGAAAAAAAGAACTAGAAGACCTTTATGGTTTTGACTTCCGACCTGATTGGATGAAAAAAAGTCACTATTAAAAAGTAAATAAAAATACTTGACAAATCTTTCCAAGTGTGTTATACTATATGTATCAATAAATAACGGAGGATTTATGACCAATTACAACTTGGGTTATGCTTGCATTAATCTTGGCTTTTCGCAAAGACCAAAGAAACAACGCATAACCACCAACCGAAGCATGATCAAGCGAACATTCAAAGAGAAGGGTTTGTCTTATGCTTCCGAACTTGCTCTTCTTAACTCAAAAGATTTGCTTACAATTATGAAGTGGAACAAAGAAAATAACATTCACTTCTACAGAATGTCCTCAGATCTTATACCATGGGCTTCTGAGTACGAACTAAACCAACTACCAGATTATGACGCAATTGCTGAAGCTCTGTACGAAGTTGGTTTGTTTGCTGCGGAGAACAACATCCGTATCACAACTCACCCTGGGCCTTTCAACAAATTGACTAGTCCAAAAGAATCTGTAATACTAAATACTATTAGGGACTTGGAGATTCATGGTGAGATCTTTGACTTAATGTGTTTGCCTAGAACACCTTATGCTAAAATTAACATACATGTAGGAGCTGCTTATGATGATAAACCTATGGCCCTTGATAACTTTTGTAAGAACTTTCAAAGACTATCAGAAGCTGTCAAATCAAGACTAACAGTCGAAAATGATGACAAACCATCTTTATACACCACAGAGGAACTATATAATGACATCTATAAACGCATTAATATTCCTGTGGTGTTCGACTACCATCATCACGATTTGCACCCTGGAAGACTCTCCGAGAAAGAGGCTCTCGACATGGCTCTTGCTACTTGGCCTGTGGGTGTGCGTCCTGTGGTCCACTACTCTGAATCAAGATCTGATGAATATGCTGATCCTAAGATAAAACCACAAGCTCATTCAGATTCCTATGTAAGACCTGTTAATACATATGGTCTTGCCATGGACATTATGCTTGAGGCAAAACACAAGGAGTTAGCACTCTTTAAAATGCGTGAACTAATGGAGGAAAACAATGTTCGATAAATTTTTTAAAAAAATATACAAGTCAAGAAAATCTGTTTCCGAAGAGGAAGCAAAAGAGTTAAATAAAGAACTTGAAAGATTAAAAGAGGATGTAACTTTACGAGAGGCTCAAGTTATAAAATTAGCAAGGCTTTTACATGAAGACCCTGGTAATAGTGAAAAATATGCTAAACGTCTTAACATACATAACAGAATCATTCTTGATAATAAACAAAAAATTCAAGAGATTGAAATAAAATTACTTGACAGCTAGGAGGATAAATGTCAACAGAAAAAAAACGAAAAGAAGGAACCGGACACGGTGTTGACCTACAAGATCGACAAAAAGTTGAGCCACCAAAAAAATTTAAAGTTATTTTACATAACGATGATTATACACCAATGGAATTTGTTGTGCTTGTCTTGATGGATGTTTTTAACTATGGAGTACATAGAGCACATGAAGTGATGCTGCAAGTTCATGAACAAGGAAAAGGTATCGCTGGTGTCTTTCCTAAAGAAATCGCTTGGATGAAAACTAAGAAATGTAATAAGTATGCTCAACAACACGGGCACCCTCTAATGGTAACGATGGAGGCTGAATGATTGATTTACATTGTCATTTAGATGGCTCAATAAGAGAAACTACACTTAAAGAACTATATCAAGGCGAACTACCTAAAATATCTTTTTATCCAAATATGGGTATAACAAAGGCTTTAGAATCATTTAAAATCACACTATCAGTAATGCAAACACTAGATAATATAACAAGGATTACATACGAATTATGTGAAGATTTAGAGTTGATCGGTACAGATAGGTCTGAAATAAGGTTTGCTCCACAACTGCATTGTGAAGGTGAAATAGAAAAAGTAATCGATGCTGCTATCGCTGGACTAAAACCTAGACACAATCTCATACTATGCGGTCTTTACGGTGAATCGCCTGAAGTTTTGAAATCTTTGGTAAAAGCCGCTAAAACACGTTCTAGGGTGGTTGGAATAGATTTGGCCGCTGCTCCATTGGAATCTCATCAATGGGGTATGATGGACTACTCTGAAGCCTTTACGGAGGCAATGAGAGCTGGTCTTGGAAGAACTGTGCATGCTGGTGAAGGGAGACCTGCTGATGAGATAAAAATTGCGATAGAGCACCTTCATGCTCAAAGAATTGGGCACGGATTATCGGTTCTTGGAGACAAAGAAGTTGCTGAATTAGTTCGAGAAAGAAATGTGCACATTGAAGCATGTCCAACTTCAAATGTGCATACAGGCTGCATTGAAAAATTTGAGTATCACCCAATGATGGATTGGCTAAAAGAAGACATTCATTTTTCTTTGTGTTGTGATAACTTGTTGTTATCTGAAACGTGGGGGAGAAAAGAATATTTTAAAGCAAGACTGTTGTGCGATATGTCGTTTGAACAACAAAACCAAACACAAATTTGGGCAAAAGAGGCACTTTTTTCTTGACATTGTTTTAAATGTGGTTATATTATATATGTGTCGCCTTATGGGACACAACAACAAGTCAACTTGCTTATAAAAGGAGAAAACAAAATGACTAATATTACACTAAGAGCCCCTGCGGTATTGGGCAGAACCGCATTTGATCAACTGTTTGAACAGTTCTTTCAAGACCCCCGACCTTTGGTCAAGCGAACAACGGACGGTTATCCGTTGACTGACGTTTATCGTGATGAAAACGATAACCAAGTAATTGAAATGGCTTTGGCTGGATTTTCGAAGAAGGATCTAGAAATCAAAGTAAAAGATAATACTATTACTATTGAACACCAATCATCAGCATCAGGCAATAGTGGTCGTCGTATTGCACGAAGATCTTTTACTAAGACCTTTGTGGATTATAACAACACACTTAACCTTACCAAATCTAAAGCCAATTTTGAGAACGGTCTTCTTGTAATTACAATCCCACAACTTGAGGATAAAAAAGAATTGTCAATCGAAATTAAATAAAATAAATTATTTATTTTTTTTAATCATGTCCCTTGACAAATGTCTTGGGACATGTTATACTATAAACATCAACAACGGAGGATAATGTGAAATTTATTAACTTACACGCACATAGTGGTGTAGGCTCGCCTTTTGATGGCTTTGGCTACCCACAAGAACATATGGACTTCGCTTACGAAAATGGATGCGAAGGTCTTGCTTTAACTGACCATGGTAACATGAACGGCTTTGCTTATCAAGTTCTTCACGCAAAGAAGATGAAGAAACAAGGTAAAAACTTCAAGCCAATCTTTGGTGTTGAAGCCTACTTTATTCCATCAGTTTCTGAATGGAAAGTCAAACTTGAGGAACTTAAGAAAGATAAAAAGAAAGCCAAGTCTATCGATGCTGATAGGTCTGGTACTAACATTGAAGCAGATGGAGAGTCCAAAGGTCTTTCCAAATCTGACATAAATAGAACACGCCACTTGGTTCTTATTGCTATGAATCAAACTGGTCTCAACAATATTTTTAAAATGGTTTCTGAGTCATATCATGGAGACTATTATTATCGTAAACCTAGAGTAGACTTTGAGCTATTACGCAAGTATCATGAGGGTGTCATAGCCCTCTCTGCTTGTCTTGGTGGTGTCTATGCTGGTTGCTATTGGCAAAATCGTGAAGAAGGCTCAGAAGCTGTTCTCAAGTGTATGAGAGAGATGACTGAGGAAATGCTTTTCACGTTTGGTGATCGTTGGTATCCTGAAGTTCAATGGAATGCAGTCCCTGAACAACATGAGTTGAATCAATATATCATACAGATTGCCAAAGAATACGATATGAAAATAGTCTCCACTGGTGATTCGCACTATCCAACACCTGATGCTTGGAAAGACAGAGAGCTTTACAAACGTCTTGGTTGGATTGGTAAAGGAAAACCTGAGTGGCTAGATATGAACCTTCCAACCTCAGTTCAAGAAATGGAATACGAATTGTATCCAAAGAACGGAGAACAAATGTGGGAGTCTTACAAACAATATTCTAAAGAATGTGGACAAGAGTATGATGATGAACTTATTCGTCAATCAATCGAAGAGTCTTATCACATTGCTATGGAACGTTGCGAAGACTTTTTGCCTGACACAACGGTAAGACTCCCCGACTTTGTTGTTCCTGCCGGATACAATGAAGATGAGTACCTTGAGCGTCTTGCTGGTAAAGGTTTGTTCTCTATTCTTCAAGAAAGAGGTCTAACGCAAAAGCAAGGGAGAGCATCGTCACCTATTTATTTATATGAGAAACGTTTGAAGCATGAGTTACAAGTAATTGCAGATCGTGGTTTTTCAAAATACTTTCTCACTATGAAAGCAATCACGGACAAAACAAATGAAGTACAATTATCGGGGCCTGGGCGCGGCTCTGCGGCTGGTTCTCTTGTTGCTTATTGCCTTGGCATTACTCAAGTTGATCCAATTAAATATGGCCTTTTATTCTCGCGTTTCCTCAGATCAGATGCGACTGATTATCCTGATATTGATTATGATGTATCCGATCCTATGGTTCTTAAGGACATTATGATTGAAGAGTGGGGCAACTCAACTGTTGTGCCTATCTCAAACTGGAATACATTACAACTCCGTTCTCTTATCAAGGATATATCAAAGTTCTATGAGATTCCTTTTATGGAAGTTAATGCTGTTACTGGTAAGATGATGCACGAAGCCACACCATTGGCTAAGAAGAAGCACGGTATTAAAGCAGGAGTGTATACTCCAACGTTTGATGAAGTTATTGAGTTCTCTGAATCTTTGCAAAAGTTCTTTAAGAAATATCCACATGTAAAAGAACACGTTCAAGCTCTTCACGGATCTTATCGTTCATGCTCTCGTCATGCTGGTGGTGTTGTGATTGGTGAGGGTCTTGATAAGTACATGCCTCTTATCTCGTCCAAGGGTGTTCGACAGACTCCTTGGTCAGAGGGGCAGAACGTTCGACAGCTTGAGCCTATGGGCTTTATAAAGTTTGATATACTTGGTTTGTCAACACTACGCATGATTGAGGACTGTATTGCTAAGATACTTCGTAGACACCATGGCGTTGAGAATCCTACGTTTGCAGATATAAAACAATTCTATGATAATCACATTCACCCAGATCAAATAGATCTTAACGACCAAACAGTATACGAAAACGTATTTCACAATGGACAATGGGTTGGTGTGTTTCAGTTTACTGAAGATGGTGTACAAAAATTAGCAGAAAGAACCAAGCCTACGTCTATTGTAGATCTTTCTGCTATCACTTCTATCTATCGTCCTGGTCCATTATCAGCTGGTGTTGACAAGGCTTATATCAAAGCTGTACAAGATCCAGATGAAGTTGACTACTTAAATGATACTGTAAGAGACATCACTGAGGAAACCTATGGCTTTCTTATTTTTCAAGAACAGATTGCTAGATTGGCTCATGAGCTTGGTGATGGGATCACAATGGATGAAGCAAACCTTCTCCGTAAAATTTTAACAAAGAAAGGAACAGGTAAAGGTCATGAAGTTAAAGATGAGATACACAAGAAGTTTATCAGAGGTTGTGTACAAAAGGATATTAACAAACACGCTGCCCAAGAGTTGTGGCAAACCTTTGAGTACTTTTCCGGTTATGGGTTTAACAAGTCTCACGCTGTATCCTACTCTATTATTTCTTATCAATGTGCTTGGTTGTGTAC